TTCTGTTTAGCTGATTTAAAAGGCATTTTGTTCTCCAATACTATATTTATGCAACTAGGTTATTACCGACACTTGGGTTAGTGACAGGGTTATCATCGGCGTCTTGAGACTTAGTTTTAGCTGGTTCTGGACTTTTACCCATTTTACCAGGACTTCCGCCCCATCGTTTAATCACTGCAGGGCTTCCAACTGCAACGTGTGGACTGTTTCCAGTACTAGCAATATTACTAGTACTTGTTGATCCAGCTGTAGCAGTTTCTGTGATAATTTCTTGAATTTTCATATGATGTCCTTAATGGGCGTCTTTATCACCACTAGTAGCAATTAAATTACCATTACTACGATCTAAACTTTTTAACTTTTGAGGGTCGTGTTTCTCTTCACCTTTTATAACAGAAAATGCTCTTTTAATACCTTGTACAATTACTTGTAAGTTGTCTTCGTCTGCTTGATATTTGATACCAATACCACCAGCGGCTTCCCATGAACTAATGTTACTTCCTCTATCATCAATTAAAATGTTAGGAGTTCCATCTGTTTGTTTGGCCCATTTGGCTTTGTTTGGTGTAATTACAACATCTTTAGGTTGGTATTTTAGATTGTTGCCAAGCCAAATCTTTTTTTGTTTTTCACTGTTTGCATGATCACCACGCAGAGGACTTGAACAAATATTATAAGTACCAAATGTTTTTACTATTAAGTCTACTAGTGCATCTGCATTTCTGCATTTTGGTAGACGTGCAAAGAAGTCTGTACCTATCATTTTGTTTAATGTAGGATCTGTTTTTGCTGGTGGAATATCTCTGTAGTTCCCTGATTCAATGCCCGCAAGTTTAGCATACTCTGTAAAAAAGTCTGCAATAACTCCGTCCATATCTAAATAAACTTCTGGCTTACCCATATCTTGCATCTATCCCTTGTGATCTTGCAATGTCCATTGCAATTTTTGCTTCTCTTTTATTTTTAAATTTTTTACGTTTGCCATTAATTATTAATGTCACTTCTTGTTCTTCTGGAGCTGATCCACTTCCGCCATAAAAGCCTCCACCACTTCCACTGCTAGATCCTGAACCCAATGCAGTTGCTATAGCAGTATTTCTGGCAGTGTTTACTGTTTGTCCTACAACTGATTTAGCACTGTCGGCTGTTTTGCCTAAGAGATTTTTAACCCTATCTATTACAGTGTCTGCTTTTCTTACTAAAGTTGGACCTGCCACAATCCCAGTGGCAGCTACCGCACCAATTACGGCCGTTCTTTTATTCAAATCATTTAATGCGATATTTCCTAACTCAGTGCCAGGAGCATACATGTTCCCACCAGCCTTGTGTATAGCCCACTTATTAGCATCTTCTTGATTGGCAAAAGTTACTTTATCCGCGCCAGCTGCCTTATAAAACCAAACAGAAGCTCTTTTATCAATTTCTGGATCTAATAGTAGATCAGGATTTTTAACTAGCTCGCCTTTTAAACCTAATGCATCATCAGCTCTTTGGTAATTTACTTTACCAGTGATACCAGTTAGACCACGGCCCCTGTATTTGTAACCATCACCTGGTTCGGTATTGTTTAACGAATTACCTTTATATCCATACGCCCTATTAAAAAATTTTTCTGTATCTTGTTTTAAATCATTTAATTCATTATCACTCATACTTCTAAGTTGCGGTAATCTTAATCTAATAATATCATTACTTGTATTCTTATAAGGAATTTCAGTGACTCTAGTGTTTCCGCCTGATTCTTGACCAAATTTCCCCATAATTGATTTTCTTAAATTTGGGTCAGTGATTCCTTGTCTATCTAATTCTTGAGCAACAACTTCAGAACTTACAGCAGTTGAACTTGATGCAGGTTTTGCTACTGTTACAGGAACTTCACTTTTAGTAGGTGCATCTGTTTTATCATTAGAATAATTTTTAAAAACGTTAGAAATTGCATTGCCAATCTTATCTGTGGTTGCCCCTACAGAATAATCTGTATCTACTTTATCAATGAATTTGCCTAGTGGACTAGATTTTGATAACTCTAATAAATCTCTTATTTTCATTTTTCAATAGGCCTCTCGCCAGTCATATACGGTAAACTAAACCACAATTTAAACCATTCAGGAGTTCCTGGTTTAATATTGTTTTCTCGCTGTAGCCTTCCCTTCTCTGAGCCAGTTGCACTAATATTACTACCTTGCATACCTTTGTACTCTTGTAGTCTATTTAACGAATTGATACCACCAAGATATTGTAGAGCCTTTATCTCATTCAAAGGGTCAGTAGGATCTAAATAACAATCATCAGGACTGTCATTAACAATATTATCAGTAGTAATTCTATATTGTTTCATGCGTTTGTTTATGTTCTAATAATTCTTTGATCTTCATTTCAATGTGGCTCTTAACATCCAAGAGTGTTTGCGGAAGGCATCTTGTCTTCCAGCTAAAAAATCACTAAGACCGTGTTCACCTGCTTCTTCAGACAACTGGAAAGTTAATCTATGAATTTCAGCCATCTTATCAGAATCTGATAAAAGTTCTGCACACATCTCTGGTGCTTCTAATATTTCTGTTTCATCTTGAATAACACTTAACATACTAAAGCGTGTTAAACTTGCTGGGGTGTATGCTCTTGCTTTTCTAATATTTTCTGCAAACGCATCAATGTTTCCATACACCTCAGTATAAATGTCACCAAACAAATCATGAAACTGTGTGAAGAACATGCCTTCTACATTCCAATGGAAATTTTGTGCTTTTAAGGCAAATGAATATTCACTTGCAAATGCTGTTTTTAATGCTAGTTGTAGCTTATCCATTTTTATTTGCCCTTACCATAATTATATACTTTGCCGTCTGGACCAACCATGCCCAAGTGCATACTAGGATATTTTGAATGTAACGCATTAATAATTCTTTGTGCGGCATTCATTCCTTCTTGTCTAGGCTGCGCTTTAGTGTGTTCCCATTTGCCATTCTTTGCAATTACAACATAGTACATGCCTTGCTCTTCATGGCCAAGTTCATGTTCTAGTTCGTCACGTTTAAAGTCACGCTTTTGTTGGTCCATTTGACCTTGTTGATATCGATCATAATCAGTTTGACTCATTAGATCAGGATTTCTTTGATTTTCAGACATACTATTTTCTTCACTTTGCATATAGTCCCAAACTGAGATTAACATGCTTTTTGCTACTGCAATTTTTTCTTGACACCATTCAGGCAAGTTGTCGCCTTCGTTAATCATGTCGTCTAAACCTTCTACTGCTCTTTTTAAAGTTTCAAGGTTATTGTCTGCCATACCAGCTTCGTCATCATACTCGGGATCAAAACTCTCATTCATAGGCACACAGTTGTCTACTGTCTTGCCACCTTTCTTCTTGGTGCCCATGCGCTTGTAGCCTTTCCAACAGGCCTTGCCATCAACACCTTTTTGTTTTTCTTCCTCCACACCTTGCAATGTATTTTCTTTCATGCCTTTATTTTTTAACCAATCCCCGTATGATCCATTAAATTTTCCAAATCTTTTTGCATTTTCGTATTGATCAACATCTGGTAAGTCAGCTACTCGAGTTGGTTTTTGCACAGGCATTTGTTTTCTTAATGCTGATGCTCGTTGTTCTAGATCAGATACATTGGTACTGTCGCCTGATATTTCTGCATCTAAATCTTTAAAAGCTAACTCGGCACGAGTATCTTCAGCAAGCTCTTTGCCTTTGTGCTTAACATCGCCTTGTTTAGCGGCTTTCTTTTTATCCTTGTGTGCGCCAGCACCACTAGTAGTGGCTATAGCGTTTTTAGCTACAAAGTTTCTAGGTTTGACAGTATGCTTAGGTGCCTTAACACCTTTTTTTGCTTCGTCTAAAAGTTGTGTAATTTTCATATTTTTTCAATTCCCTTGCTTCGTTTGCCGCCTGCACGACGCACTTTTTCTAATTCTTGCATACCATGTTGTATGCTACGAATGTTTGTTTCCAATTCTGGAAAATGTCTAACAATACTATCCCACATTATAGCACTATTCTTTTCATTTGCCTGCGAAGCCATACGAGCTAAATCTGCTAATTGTGCGGCAGCTCGTTGTTTTCGATAACTTAATTTACCTGGATTAAGTCCAGGAGGCATAACCATTGGATCATTTGGATTTTGTGGATCCATTTCAATTGGTGCCTCATTTAACTTTTGTCTTCTTAAGAAATTTTGTTGTTCTTCTAAAATACCAATTGACTCAACAATTGATTCAGCAATACCTTTTTTCTTTGCTTCACGCTCTAAAGATGCTTTGCGTCTAGCTAATTCAGCACTCAATTGTGGATCCTTATGTGTATGTTTATCCATCTGAATATCTTGTAATGCTTTACGTTTTGCTTGTAAATCTTCCTTATTTTTTAAGGTAGTTTCATTCATTGTGTCCAACTCCTGTGCTGGTGCTTTTCCTGGAATCTTTTTAGTTACTTGTACATTTGGCGTTGCAGGTTGTTTAACAACAGCAGGTTGCGCTAGTGCCTGGTCTCTTATGCCCATACCTTCTTTGACTGACTGGTATAACGTTTTTCCGTTAACCACAATGTCGCTACCAATTCCAGTATAATTTTGAAACTGTTGTTCATTGTTCGCAGTCACTGCTTGACGAGCTTTAGTTCCACTGTAGCCAGTAACTCCTTCACCGTCAGGATCTCTATCTCCTGCACTTATGTACTGCATATTTACAAAGTCTCTAGCGCCAGCTGGATCAGTACTTCTAACTGGTCCACTGTTCCAACTACTAAGTAGTTTTTCAATACTACCTTTTTCTTTTCCTAGTCGGTCACTACCAGCAACAAATGCCATGTTACGATAACCTTTACTATACAGCCAGTTGGCAGCATATATTGGACTTTGTACAAAATCTGTAACAATATGACCTTTAGTAGTAGGATAAATTTGTTCAATAAATTTTGCTTTTATTGCTGGCGATAGTGGATTATCTGTTGGGTCAACACTATTGCTTAAAAATACAAATGCATTTTGTTTGCCAAGTTCAACTGTTTTATTTAAAACAAGTCCGTGTCCCATTGTTGGCGGGTTCATACGACCAAAGCAAAAAACAGCTAGCGGCATTTTACTTTTTTCAGCTACTTCTTCATCACTAACTTTGTGTTTAGCAAAGTTTGCTCTGCTGAATCCTAATCGATCAACTAGTTTTAATTTGTCTTTACCTGCACCAAACACGTAACCTTCATGTGCATTGATACCATCAGTAACAGCACGTATTTTACTACCTTGCTGTTGTGTGTCAATTTGTTGTTTAACGTTTAATTTTAATTCAGTAATTGCGGCCCACATAGTCCAAATGCCAAGTAGTCCAGGAGCACCGCCCTGTTCTTGGTAAAGCCAACCATCTTTATTTGTGCCTAACATTTTTTGTTTAGCACTGTCAGTTAAACGTTCGCCTAAAAACTCTAAGAATCTAGGAACAATGTCACCTTTGATGTCATTGTCTTCTAACATACGTGTAATGAACGGACCCATAGCAGTTATAACGCTCTTGCCCTTCATTGCAGTTAAGTCAACAAAAAACTTGTCTACAGCACTTCTATTAGAATTAATTATTTGTTGTGTTTGATTTAATAGTTCAGGATTAATTGCAACACGTGGCTTGTCCTTCATCTCTCCAACTAGGAAAGTAATACCAGCATCTTCTGGCAAACCTTTAAGTCCAACAAGTGGTTGATCAGGCTGACCTAAACCAGGAATAAAAGTATGCACTGCAATTCCTGCCCCACTTCTGGCAATGTTATCGCTTAATGAATCTCCAACGCCTGGAGTTTGATCTATATCAACTTGATATTCTACAGTGTTTGGTTTAAACACAAATGCGCCATTACTAACTGGCGGCGTACCAGTCCACATCAAGTCACCCATCCAATATTGATCTTTGACGTTAGGAACTATTTTACTTAATAGCGGACGTATAATACTTTCTTGATCAATCAAACTTGTACGATTAGCACCACGACTTTCGTCATAATCTTTAATAGACATAAAGTCCATTTTTCCAGAGGCTACTTTTTCGTACATGTGTTTATCCATAAACACTAAGTTTCCGCCCTTGTCTCTACCAAACACAACTGCTGGGAATCCGTCCCACTTGACTGTAACTGTGTTTGGATCTTTTTCCAAACTTGCTAAATCTTTTAATACCCTGTCAGCACCTGCACTACCTTGTGAGATAATGAGATCTTCTGGATGGTCAATGCCTTCCATAATAGCTTGTTTAGTGGGTGAAAAAAGTTCAAATAAATTCATAACTGTATTTATTGCTCTTGTGGCTGTGGTAGTTTTGACAACTTTTCAGGTTGTTTAGATAACGCATTTCTAATACCTGTCATACTTGACAAATCCTTTGCACTAAATTGTGGACCTAATAAAATTTTGGCAATGTCATTTTTATCAATGGCAATTACTTTATTAGTATCTCTGTCCACTAAGCCTTTATCAGGACTAAATTGTATATTGCCTTTTTCTTCACCAGTTTTTGGATCAGTAAAAACTGTCTTACTAGCAAGTTTAGCTAACACAGGATACATGTTAATCCATAAATCTCCACCACGCATTTTTGGATCAGTTGCAAAATCATGAGTATGTAGTGGCCAAGCATTTCTTGGACGTATAATCAAGTCAACTGAAAAACTTTTCCCACTAGCGGTATATTCAACAGTTAGCGTTCCTGGGTCGGTTCTAAAACCATTTTTTGTCATAAAGTCAGCCAGTGCCCATTTACTAGCACTCATTTCTATCTTGGCTTTTTTAGCTGGATCTGCCATAGCGTTGGCCATAGCTTTTGGACCGATTGGTTTTGCACTTGCGGCATTGTATGCTTCAACATTGGGTGGAAAACGTCCTACTAGTTCTGCAGGGTCAATCATAATGTCAATATCACCGCTGTCTTCTCTTCCACCACCACCATAGTCGTGTTCAGGATCAAAACTACCAGCACCGCCAGCAGTCCATCCTGCTTTAATTCCTGCTTTGATTAGAATAGGATTTAAAACATTTTTAGCGGCAACAAAGTCGTCTTTGTTTACTCTAGAGACTTCAACTCCTTGACTAGCAAGCCTTTTACCACTTTCAATTAACAGTTCAAATATTTTCATTTTTAACTCTCATTACACGCCGTATTTGTTTCGTTTAGGTTTTGCAACTGGACTAACAACGTTGGTTGTTTTTAATTCTTGACTAGTTAAATCTCCGTGATTTAAATCTTTCCATTTTGCTCCTACTGCCTTGTAGGCTTTTTTAAGCATTTCTTGTTCTTGGGGTGTATATGGGTGAGTAGTCTTACTTTTGTCAACCCAACTTTTAGCATCCATATCAGGATCGTTTGTACCATCTGTACAAGCAACTGCCATACCTAAACGATATGACACATAGTCGCTGTTTCGTCTTTCAGCATCAGTATATAAATTTATACCAGTAGTTGACATGCCTTGTCGTTTAGATATTGCTCCTGCCTTAATTTCAGTTATAAATTCTTTTGCTCTCATTGGAAATATCCTTTAACCATATCTAGACCTTTTTGGATCTTTTCTCTGTCTGCATTGGCACGTGCAATAGCATCTGGGGTTTGTGCTTTGTCACGCTTTTTACCAGCAATGTCAATTTGTGCTTTTTCTTCGTAACGTTGCCAAAACTTATTCATAAAATCTTGTGCAGAGTTAAAATTTTGTAAATCACCTTTACCAAACATACCACTTGCTTCTGCACTTGAGGCAAATCCCTTCATACCATTAACTAGTTTGCTTATTTTAACATCGTTAATGTCGTTGCCAGAGAACTGTTTGAGCATGGGATCAATTCTTGGATTGTTCACGCCCATACGTTTGGCCAAATACATAAACACATCTAATATAAATGTTTTTGGATTTGTTGTCACTGTGATTATTTGTGTATCTTTTTGTTTACTAAACGGCACACGTTGGTCATCAATTACTTTAAGTTGTACTCCAGCATGTTGAATACTCATGTCAAGTATTTCACCAAATACACTGTACATGTTACCTGACAGTAAACCTTTGATACCACGTTCTGGAGTTACACGAGTAGCACCCCAATCCGCCATTTTTTGCTCATGCCACATAAAGTCAATTTGAACATAGTCTTGTTTACCAACTTGGAAAATTGGATGACCAGGTTTGCTTTCAGTTGTGTCTACATACGCAGGATTTGCAGTCTTAACAAAATCATCTGCTAGTTTATTCCAATAACCACTAAACTGTCCGTAAGTTAATCCTTCAACTGGCGGTGCAATCATTTGTAAATCAATATCGCCATAAATTGTATCTGGTCTTTCAATGGCGTCTTGTTCATGGTATGCACTGCTACCTGTTGGTCTTCCACGTTTAATTTGACCAACGTTTTTATTTTTAATAAAGTTATTGAAATCAACAACAAATCGATCTACTACAGATAAGGCAACACTTACAATTTTAGGATGTAGTACAGTGTTTTGTGTTTTGGTAGTATCCCACCCGCCTTCAAATAGATCTTTAATACGCATGATGGTCCTTATTCAAATACTTCTGGAAACTTCTGACCAAAGTTACGCATTATTACGCCTGCAACAGAATTAGCTTCATTTTCTTCTGGACTACCTGTGGCACCAACATCGTCCCCTTCAAGTTGTCCGTCTAAATCTTGTTTATAGTGAGTTAGTTCATGTGCTAGTGTTCTAAACACATCAACTGGGTGTCTATCCTTAGTGGATAAAATTATTGATTTTTCGCCTGGCTGATAACCGCCAAATGATTTGTGTGTTACTGAATATTCTTTGTTATCTATGAGATTAATTTTAGGTAACGATTCAAGACCCAATTCTTCAGAACAGTGTTTAAGAAAATGATTTAAAAGAGTAGGATCAATCCTACCTTCAAATAACAGATCTCGTATCTTCATCTTTTTTATTCTTCTTTGTAGTAATATTTTCTTTATTGATCTTAATGAGTTGTTTTATCATCTCATTTCTCATTGCTTTTGGAAAAAGTTTGTTTGGATCTGTTTTTAATTCTTTTTCTTTATAAAATTCGATGCAACAGTCGTTGATAACTTTTACGTAATCTTTACGTAAATCTTCATCTTTAACGTTCTTATTGTGCTTGTGGATCAGTGGGAGAAGTTTCTCTCGATAGATGTCATTATCATCGAGTATAAAGGCCATGACGTCCTTACGTATTTGGTCGTCATTTTCTTTCTCTTCTGGTTCAGTTGTATTCTGACTAAAAAATTCAAATAATTTCATGATATATGTGCCTTACTCACCCATGGTAAAGGTACCATGATTTTAACTATCATGTATTTATTTGAATTGAGCTAGTACCAATATTAGTGATTGACTTGAATTGACGTTAAAACGCCTTGTGTTATAACAACTTTTGCACGAATCCAAACAAAATTACCTACAAAATTAAGAAATCTATTGGATTGATCTGTGCCATCAAACGTAGCATCTGTACCAACAATAGCAAACCAATCAGATTCTGCTGGATTTGTTACTAGACTTGCTTGAAGCTGTATGGCGCCTCTAAAGTTATTGTTCTCACCAGGGTTAACTAGATTAGATTCAGGCCATGGAGTGTACCCGCCGGTATGTAAGCCGTTTCCACCGTAATAACCTTCGCCCTTGATTTTGTCACTATAATATGTTTGAGCGCCACTTACCCCAGATGGATATGTTAGACTCGATGTTTTATTTGGGTTTCCGTTTGAATCCGTACCCGATGTAAAAAGTAGTGTTTCGCTTAGTGCTGGCATAGTCTTATATTTACCTATATTAGTTCAGATTTTAATACGTATTCTTCAGTTTTATTCAAATGATCACCCATGATCATTAGGGCCATACTAGCCATTTTTTGATCCTTGGCATAGAAGTATTGTCCGTATATGTATGGGTGTGCAAGCCCAACTAAAACTCGTCTAGTGCCTATAGGGATATGTATTCTGTCTTTGAAATTGTCTGCCCAAGATACAAATTTTTGCAAATTTTCATAACTACGAATATCACCATTTTTAAGATATATTTTATATCTATATCCTTCTAGAGGTAGTTGTGAGCATATTACTTTATTTTTACTACCAGATAAAAACATTTCTGATTCTAACGATTCAGGCAAATGTATTTCTGTAACAAATCCATGCAACGCTTTTTCAATATTAGATATTAGGGATTTAGAATTAGTAAAAATTGCACACGAACTCCCTTCAACTCTAACTTGATGATCAACTGACTTTAATTCTTTCTCTAATATTGATGATATCAATATCAAGTCTTTCCTGTGATTGTTTATGTCATCAATAATTGAATTTAAGTAAAAATTACCAGTCTTTTTAGTTTGAACAGTGGTTATGTATTCTAGTCCTCGTCGACGTAGTTGCCCAATTCCAGGGCAACTGACGACAACTTTGTAGAGCCATTTTTTGTAAAATAACTTTTTAGTAAAAAGATTTTTAATCTTGTGTTGCATTTTCTTCTATACTTGGCTCAGTATCTTTTACGATTGGTAATGGGTCAAAGTAATCAAATACTAGCTGATCATTAACAAAGTCTACTTTAACTAAACCACCGTTTACTAGTTTACCAAACAGTATTTGTCTGCTTAAAGGCTTCTTAATGCCTTCATCAATTACACGTTGCATTGGTCTAGCACCCATCTTGCTATCAAACCCTTTGTCAATAAGATGATTTTTAGCAGTTTCAGTTAACTGTACAAACACATTCTTATCAGTAATTAACGAATTCATTTCTTTAATAAACTTGTCAACAACTTTTGTCATTACACTGTGTTCAAGTTTCTTAAACGTAATAATTCCATCTAAACGATTGCGGAACTCAGGAGCAAAGAATCTATTAACAGCATTGTTGATTTCGCCAAGTTTTTCTTGACTGCCAAAACCAATATTAGATTTCTCACTATCAGAAGCGCCTAAGTTAGAAGTCATAATGATAATAACATTACGTGCATCTGCTTTCTTACCATTGCTACCAGTAACAAAACCGTTGTCCATAAGTTGCAACATCACATTACTAACGTCTGGATGCGCTTTTTCAATTTCATCCAGCAACAATATACAGTTTGGATTTTCTTGAAGCTGAGTTATTAGTTGCCCAGCATTGTCTTCAAAGCCAACATATCCTGGAGGGGCACCAATAAATTTAGCAACTGAGTGTTTCTCTTGGAACTCACTCATATCAAAACGTAGCATCTTAATGCCCATTTTATTTGCAAGTACTTTAGCAGTTTCAGTTTTGCCACAACCAGTTGGACCAACAAACAAGAAACTACCAATTGGCTTATTATGACTCTTAAGTCCAGCCTGTGCTATATAAATTTTATCAAGCAATGAGTCTACAGCAGTATCCTGACCATATACTTCAGATTTAATGTCACCTTCTAAATCATGTAACGTAGTTGTGTCTTTAGCGGCTACTTGTTCTAAAGGCAATCCAGTCATCTTGGCAACTTCAAATACAACTTCATCGTGATCTACTGTACCACCTTCTTCATCACGCACCTTAAAGCGAGCACAGGCACAGTCAATGATATCAATTGCTTTATCAGGCAATTTTTTATCACTCATATACTTGACACTATATTTTACAGAATCAATAATTGCTTGATTAGTAATTTTGCATCCATGATGCTTTTCGTAATACTTTTTAAGACCTTTAATAATCTTAATAGTAGTTACTTCGTCAGGCTCGCCAACCATAACACGTTGGAACCTGCGCATTAAGGCACGATCCTTTTCAAAGTGCTTGCGGAATTCTTCCCACGTAGTTGATGCAATGACTTTTAACCCACCTTTAGCAAGTGCAGGCTTTAGCATATTAGCCATATCATTGCTCTGACCACTGCTTGTTCCTGCACCGTTCATCATGTGTGCTTCGTCAATAAACAAAATGCACTTTTTCTTTTTTTGGATAGCTGTAAGAACATTTTTAAGACGTTCTTCAAAATCTCCACGATATTTAGAACCAGCTAACAAAGCACCAATGTCTAAAGTATAGACTGTGTGGTCTTGAATAAACTTAGGAACATTGCCTTCAACAATCTTACGTGCAAGTCCTTCAGCAAGAGCTGTTTTACCAACCCCTGGATCACCAATTAGCATAACGTTTGACTTGTGTCTACGTGCAAGAACTAATTGCATTTCTTCTAGTTCTTTATCTCTGCCAATTACAGGATCAATTTCTTTATTCTTAACTTTAGCATTTAAATTCGTACAGAAGTTGCCAATATATGCTTCAAGTTTATTTTCTGGCACAGTGTTTTCTTCTCCGTCTTGACTACTAGGGCCAATTTCTTTATTAACGTATTCAATAAATTTGTCTTTTTCAATATTAGCACTACGAAGATAAAATGCCGCATGACTTTTCTTTTCGTTTAAAATGCTTAAAAAACAATCGATTGGTTCAATAGTTGTTCTTCCAGAAAACAATGTGTGAGTAAATGCTCTGTTAAGCATACGTTCAACACTATTAGTCTTTTTTGGTCTGGAATTTGATGTTTGGTCAACGATACTAACAAGCTCGTTTTTAATATAGTTTTCTAACTTTGTAGTCAAGTCTTGAACATCTGTGCCGTAGCCCATAAGTACGCTATTGAATGTTTCGTCAGTGACCATGCAATATAAGAAATGTTCTAGCGTGATATATTGATGATGGTTATCTAACGATAACTGAATTGCACGTTCAAAGATCTTTTCTAGATCTTCATTTGGTTCTAGCATAATTTTTTACCTTTTTTGATTTTTTAACGGCTAACGCCCATTTAAGTTGACTTAAACGATCTTTCATTACGATACCATCTAAGTGGTCCAATTCATGTAAAAAACATTTACAGTTGTAACCTTCCATTCGTTCAGTTCGTTCTTCATTATCACTAGTATTGTATTTTACAACAATCCAAGTAGGTCTTTTAATTTTAGCAAAAATATTTGGAAAACTTAAACAGCCTTCTTCTATATCTTGAAATTCGTTACTAGCGTCAATTACTGTTGGATTAAACATAGCAAGACTTGCTTCAGGCATGAGTGAATGTCCCATTGCAAATACTCTAGTTTTAATGCCAATTTGTGGACTCGCAAGTCCAATTCCATTATTGGCAAACATAATTGCTAGTAATTCTTTTTCTAATTCTTTTGGATCCATAATAGGATTATCAAAATCAAATGCTGGCATTTGTTCTTCTAATATTGGATCTGGATGAAATACAAGTTTTACCATATTAATATTTAATTTTTAAGTTGTTTGATTAAAGATAATTTAATAGGATCAGTAATTTTAGGAACGCTAACATTAACTCTTACATATAGTTTTCCAACATTGCCCTGTTGGTCACGCATTCCTTCATTCTTCAATCCCAGTGTAGTTCCTGGTTGTGTTCCAGCAGGAACTACTACTTGCAACCTTCTACCATCTAATGTGTCAATTTCAGCACTTGTGCCTAGTATAGAATCAAAACAGTCAATAGTAACATCAGTTAATAAATTTAGTCCTTCTCTAGCATACACTGGGTGAGGAGCGATATTAATTATAATTGTTAAATCACCTGCAGGTAATCCACCAATACTGTCATCTCCCATGCCAGCATAACGTATAGCCATGCCATTGTCAATGCCAGGTGGAATATTAATTCCTACATTTTTACCAACACCGCCAGGATGCGTGATTGTGATATTTTTATTGATCCCAGTAAACGCTTCTTCTAATGTCAATGTCATTTGAACATTAAAGGATTTATTTTTTGTAGGGGGTTGTGGTCTAAAACCGCGTGGAGTAAATCCAAAATCAAAACCAAAGTTTTGAAAGATATCTTCCATATTATTGAAGCCTTGATTAAAATTCTGACTTCTATAAGTTCTTTGATTTGGATTTAGTGGATCAATGCCTTGATCTAACTGCATACGTTTTTCTCTGTCTGAGAGAATTTCGTGTGCTTCGTTAATTTCTTTGAATCGTTGTTGATCGCCACCCCGGTCAGGATGGTGCTTCATTGCGGCTTTTCTAAATGCTTTTTTGATTTCCTCAGCACTTGCGGTTTTTGGAACACCAAGGATTGCATAATAATCTTTCATAACACTATTATATAACAAAGAAAGGCAACTGTCAAGCTGCCTTTTGAAAGTTGTTTAACCTGTTATGCCAGTTGTGCAACAGCGTATACTGCGGTCACAAACATAGTCTTATATTCAATTGAAGTGGCATTATCAGTTACTTCATCAAGACGTGTTAGGTCTAGCATGAGTTCTTGAAATTCACTATCAGTAATATCGCCTTTGTTGTGTTGCTCAGTTAGCATAAGAGCCATTTGAGCACGTTCACCAATTGGTCCGCCAGTTTGTGCCAATTTATACAAATTATCAATCATTAAAATCTCCCTAATATAGCACTGGCAGCTTTTTCAGTCTGTGTGGTCATAATTTTTTTCTTAATTTCACAATAACTTTCTGTGCCTTGCTTGTCTATACTACGCTTATAAAAATCATCAACTGTATCTTGAATTGGTTTGACTAGCTTGATAACATCATTTTGACGCCAGCCCTTGCTTTCACTATACATAACAAACCATTGTAAATTATCTTTAATAACTTTAACTTGTGGCGCATGTGCTTCTTTACAATTCAACTGCGCCACACTTTGTCTAACATCGATAATTTTTGATGATTGATTAACATCGGAAAAACTTGGAACCATTTCCTTAATACTAGCACAGCCAGTTAAGGAAATAACCACCATACCAGTAAAAAGTAATTTTCTCATTTCTTGCCAGATTCCTTAGTTGCGCCTTCAACTTTTGTACCTTCATGCTTTTCGTGAATTTTAACCACTTTGCACTTTTCAACTTCTTTACCTGTTTTGGCGTCTGTAGTTTTGATACATGCTTTTTTAGTTTTTGGAGCTTCGTCTTTTTTAGCATCTGCTGGAGCTGATGCAGGAGCAGAAGTTTTCTTAATTTCTGCTACTTCTTTTTTTGGTTCTTCTTTAGCACAGGCTACTGTACCAAATGCTAACATACTTGTAAAAATTGCTGTTGCTAATAGTTTCATTTTATTTTCCTTATTTTTTAAACATGGCTAAAACTCTAGCCTGTATTGTTTTTGCAAATTCTGGTTGAGGGAAATTCCAACCAACAAATGCACCTAATGCTAACCAAAATAATGTTTCTAACATAATTTTTCCTTTAAAGTTCTGGTTGTACAGCTTGTGCCGGCATTGGCTTTCCTGTACTTGAAGTCAATGGCTGTTGAGAAAACCCGCCACTGAAAGTTGTTGTCGTACTAGGAATTGTAGTAGGTGCTGTAGGTTGTGTACCAACATTGTTTACACCATTTAACTTTTCTTGTGTACGACCATAAACTGCAATACCCAATATAGCACCCATGGCCATATGAAACAATCCTGCACCATTAAGTGTAATTGGGCTCCATTGTGTTTCTACTCTGCCACCATGTAGAGCTTGTACTAAACTCCATAGTACTGGAAAGATAACAAAGTCAGCAATACATACTACCATGTACATCCAACCCATCATTGGACGCCATTTAGTATTCATCCAATCTTCTTTCTTTTGTTCGCTCACCGATGACATGGTATATTATAGCTCAGGTTGTGGTTCTTCTGGAACAATCTTTTTACCACTTGCTGTGGTTGCAATTGGAGTTGTACCCCAACTTGGCTCAGCATTGAATGGTGTACTCATTGTGTTTCCACCTAGTGGTGCTCCGCCAAATCCTGTTGGTGCAGTAGTTCCAAAACTACTAGGAGCAGTTGCTCCAAATGCAGGAGCTGCCTTAAAACCGCCTGGAGCAGGAGTTGTTGGTGCTGGACTTACTGTTGGCGCCTTGTTAGCCGCATCTAATGCTTTTGCTCTTAAATCTTTATCACCACCAGCTAACATAATACCGCTTAGTGTACCTGTTAAGAATGTAGCAATTGGGATAATCAATTCAAAGAACTTTTGATCAATTGGACTGATAGCGTTTAAAGGTTGTGTTACAAAAATTAATGAGTAAAGCACAACAAATACAATACCAAACAATGTCAATGATAGACAAATGCCGATAAAGAATTTTAGTCGAGCCATTAACTGCTCTTCAGTATAGATGTGTGTTGGGGTTGTGTTATTTTCCACAGTTTGCTCCTTGCGTAGTAGGTCCGAAACTCGCTGACGGAGTCGGTGTAGTAGTTGTTTTATTTGGTTCATCTTTTGGGGGTCCTAGTCTTGGGTCTCGTTGACCTTTAAAAATATGCTCTGGACATGTGCGGGTTACATCACATGTTGGCATTTTACACATTTCTTTATCCCAGTTTGCTGGATTTTGGCAAGGGTATCGGAAACTTTCTCCGCCATTGCTAAAGTATGCTAACACAAGCGGTGCCAACAACATAATGAACACCCACTTGAGTAATTTTTTATCTTCCATCACTCGCTCCTTAATATACTACTATTTAAGTGTTTCCCACAATTTTTGTTGCCCGTTATACCAAGTGATCCAATCCTCGACCTTGTCCTTGCACTCATAATATTCTTTATAATTATCAGCAACAGTTTCTATTAGTGTGCTAATTTTATTATTTGTAGGTTCTACAGTTTTTAAATTAGGACATTCTACTAATAGCTCCTTGGGAACATCAGGCCATTTAGGAACAACTGGAGCCGTTGCTAAACACCCTGTTAATAAAATTGTTGGAAGTAGCAGTACTAATCTTTTCATTTTGCTTTCTCCGGATTAGTTGCCGCTTTATTATGCAGATCGTTTACGTTAGGATCCACTTCACATTTGGCATTGATAACTTTTTCAACTTCTTTAATTTCAGTTTTTACAGTATTGTAGTACTCTACTTTGACCTGTTGTTTTTTCTTGCGTTCTTGTTCTAGCTGTGTATTGAGCAATTGACTTTGTTGTTCAACAACAGCAACTTTGGCTTCTGCTTCTTTTACTCGCTCACGCCACATCATTTCAGTGCTATATCCGCCTTTGAAATAAATGCCTGATACTAATAATACTACGCTGACGATTTGTATTATCAAGTGATATGGTGCTAGAGCAGGAAATTTATTTAGAATTTTGTGTAGAACAAAAAAACTTAAAAAGAAACTTACAGCTCCAGTGACCAATATGCCGTTAATGATATACATTAACAAGCTATCAGGCAAGAATGTCAATAGCCACATATTAGTGTCCTAATACATGAACAGCGTGATTAAAATGTTTGATACGATCTTCTAAGCCAATTGTGCCACCGTTAATACGTTTGGTCAATGTTAGAATGTCGCCCTTGTCTGCCCATTGGTTTAAGTTATTTGTTTCCCAGAACCAGCAAGCTGATTGGACAGCACCTTCAAATGTGCCTAGATATTCTGGAACATCTTCAACTGGCATTTCTAAACTGGCTGCGAACCATGAATAGTTTTCCTTACCAGTCAATTGAATAAGTCCACGACCGCAGTAGCGATAGCCGTCACCAGTTTCTGGACCGCCGTTGCCCATACGATTAGCATAGACCAAATTGGCAATTGCTTCTTGCTTGTTTGGCATTGCGGCATATTTTGCAGCCAATTCATCTGTAGGGAAATACTTAGGGAAAATTTTACGCAGTGTCGCTGCCTTGTAATTTAAATTTTCTTTTAGTGCTTTGAATCCACCTGACTCGTGTGCGCATTGTGCAATAAATGCCGCTACTCGTTGTGGAGTATTAATTTCATATTCAGGCAAAATAGCAGAAAGTGCTTCGTACCAATGAGTTAGGTAAGCATTACCTGGAATCATTTGTTCTAATTGCTGTTTTGTAAAATTAAATGTAAAACTCATTTTTTATCCTTTAAATAAGTTTGATCAATAGTGCTTGATCATTTTTTCTTATCATGAAATTCTCACCTAACTTGATAATTTCATAATCTCCAAAAATTTTGTTTAGGAATACTGTTTCGGCTTGTGCTTGTTCATCTAATTGAAGACTGCCTTCATTTCTTCCCATAATTGATTTGTAGTGGTCTACGTCTTTGACTTCAAATGACATAGTTACTCCAAATGGTTTAATAATTTTGACAGTGTTTTCTAAAATTTCTACATCATCATACATTGTTTGATCTAAGAAATCTTTTACAACATTGACTTTATTTTCTTGTAAAAATGCATCATAACTATCTGGATCTAATGGAATGTCTTCAGTGACGTTTTGTAAATTATAATCTTTACCTTGCCAATTTTTATGATATCTATAACGCCACTCTGTAATTCCAGTTAGACGTTGTATACCAGAAATAATTTCTTCTATATGTTCAGGTAATCTCTTATTGCGTTCTAATTCCACAAATACACTGTACTTTCCATCACTTTCTTCACCACTACTGATGTCAGCATCTAGTACATAACCATAACCGCGTTCAATAAACTCCATTAAGTCTAGTGCAGGTAATCTGTCCTTTACTCGAAAACTTAAAACAGCAACGTCTCTATCTTCACCCATCTTACTTTTGTAAGTGTCAATCATAAACGTATCTGAAACTAAGTGTTCAAGATCACTTGAACGTAAACCTTCGTTTAATATATTAGACATTGCCAGCAGCCTCCATATTTTGTTGTACATCAGCATCTGCAACTGCGTCTGCAGAAGTTCCAGTAATTCTCATATCGTCAGCCATCTTGTCATTTTCTTTTTTAACATACCCTTGATAAATGTCTTGCATTAATTTTTTAGGCATAGAAATTGAAACCAACCATACTGGTTGTTCGTCAATCTTTCCTTTCTTACTGCCTGGACGATAGTCATCAGGACTTCTAATTTTTCTTGGAACAAGTAGTTTGTCTTTTTTGTAAGTTACTTTACAGTCATAATCCAACAAACGCTTGCCACCATCTGGATTTGGCATTTTATCTAACGGCCACATAAACGTACACTCAACAGTGTAACGGTTTACATTAGGTCCAGCGGCAAGTTCACCATCTTCCCAGTTTTCGTAAACATACAGGTCTAGCTCATCTAAGACTCGTTCAAAGTCTTTAAGTATGCCTAGGGTATTATTTGTACCGTATATTTCTTTAGTATTTTTAATGATTTTTATAATATCGAGCATGGTTTCCTGTCCTCGATAATATTTAGCAAGAAATTTGGGTATATGAGCTAGATTTTTATCAATGCTCTTAAATATTGTTGCAGGTCGCCTAACAAGGAGGTGTTCATTGTCAAGAGCGAAACAGCGAGAACGTAACAGTTCTCATCAAAATAATCTCATTGAGATTAAGCAGTATCAACAAAAAAAGCGTCAAGTTCATATCATTCCTCGTAATTTGAGTCAGGAATCGTATATAGAATTGCTAAAAAATCCACGAAAATATATAACTTTTGCTATCGGTCCTGCGGGAACGGGTAAAACGTTATTGGCTGTGCAGATGGCTATAAAAGCATTGCAAGAGAAGTCTGTCGAAAAGATAGTCATTACTCGCCCAGCAGTTAGCGTGGATGAAGAGCATGGATTCTTACCAGGGACATTGAATGAAAAAATGGCCCCGTGGACAAGACCTATTTTTGATGTATTTGAGGAGTACTATTCTACACAAGAAATCGCCAAAATGATGGATGATGGTATTTTAGAAATTTCACCATTAGCGTATATGAGAGGAAGGACTTTTAAAACCAGTTATATCATAGCAGATGAAATGCAAAATGCAACGCCAAGTCAAATGAAAATGTTGTTGACTAGATTAGGGGAAAATAGCAAGATGGTGGTTACCGGTGACCTGCAACAAGCCGACCGCCCATCTGCAAATGGTCTCTTAGATTTTATTGCAAAATTTGATAAAATTAATCAACACAAAACAGTTGCTCTAGTACGGTTTGATGTTAAAGACATTGAAAGACATGATGCCGTAAAAGAGATTTTAAAAATTTACGGAGACACAGAATAAAAAAGGGGCCTTGTGCCCCTTTTATTCTATTTCCATCCAAGTATGGTCGCCCATGTACTTTACCTTGGTTTGATATTCATAGTCTTCTGGCGGCCCTGAAGACCAGTCATTAGGACCATTCTGAGTTAACAACATGTGTTGTTTTCTTTTATCCCACGCTAACCAATAGCAATTTCCCATTACAGGCTGAAACTGATATACTGCCGCATGAACAGCATCAGTAACATCTAACCTACGTTTAATTTCTTGAGCTTGTTTTTCTAATACTGCTACTAACTCCATAATGCGATCATATTCTTGCTGGGCATACATCCTAGCATGATTAATCATTATGTCTTTTTGTTTAGTAACTGGAATTAAATCAAACTTAGGTCCGCCCGCTTCTGTAGCATACGGGGTCACATTGCGATTAAAAAAGGGGATAACACTACCCCCTATCTCAGCATCATAACTATCACGTCCTTTAGCTGAATTTTTTCTAACCATTACTTTCCTAATTTGGCTAATTTAATTAATGTTGCTGATAGATTAATTTCTGGATCAGCAATCAATGTATGATCAACTAGACCTTGTTTAATTATAATCACTGCTTGGTCTTGCAGTTCTTCATCTTTACTAAACACATCTAAATTATCATACATCCATCTGTACACACTGTCAAGATCTTCTGGTCTAGCACTTGCACAGATAGTTTTTCTTGCATCACTGATCTTGCCAGCTTTAAACTGCTCAACCATTTTAATCTTCCAATCTTGCATTCCTGAATCAGATTTAGAAGGTGCTAGCAAATTACCATCACGACAGTTTTGTTGTACCATGTTGATGCATTTGCGCAAGTCTGGATATGTTGCCTTAACAAATGTGTCTAAGTTATCTAGATCAAAGTCGATACCTTCTTCAACTAGGATGGTTGCCGCACGAGCAGTAAATTCAGTTTGATCAATTTTTTCAAAGTGAAACTGCTGACAACGACTGTGTATAGCTGGAATAATTTGATTAGGATGATTACAAGTTAAAATAAATCTACTGGTCCCAGAATATTCTTCCATAACACCTCGCATAGCTGCCTGTGCTTCTGGAGTTAGATAATCTGCCTCGTCAAGTAGTACAACTTTAAATGGACCAAACGGCATCATTTGAATAAAGTTAGTAATCCTTTCACGGACTTCACCAATACCTCGTTCACGACTTGCGTTAATTTCTAAGATATCATACTGTGGGATTTCTAATTCATTAAGTAGTAGTTTAGCTAGGGTAGTTTTGCCAATTCCAGGACTGCCGCTTAACAATAGATGCGGAATACTGCCTTGCTTAATCCATGCTTCAACTTGTTTACGTTGATTCTCATCTCTAAACACGTATCCGTCTACGTTTTTAGGCCGATATTTTTCTACCCATAATTGATTCATTCTTTTGCCTTTTGCTGGTTACCTAATTCATTTGTTAATGTGTGCAGTCTATCAGCAACGTTTCGAACATCGTTGCTTAACTGTCCAATGCCTATTTGTTGTTCTATAATCCTAGCAATATCGTGTAATTGTATCACAAGATCATTTAATAATTGATTATGCTTCATTGCCTTTTATATCTTCTCGATTGGTCATGTATTCTTCTAATTTGACCTGATACTGTTCTTCAGTTAGACCATGCCAACCGCAACAGTCACCAGTAGGACTTCTGCCACAACCACAAGTTCCTTTTTTCATATCTTCAATTTTTGGACTCATTTTATTTTCCTTTTTACCAAAAGCCAGTTCCCAATTACTTTCAAATGTTTGTTGGGTCACGCTATAAGGACGTGGGCTACTTCCTTTACCACCATGCCATTTTCCACTCATACTAATTCCTCAACTATGCCTAATACTTCTGCCATTATAAAGCAAACACCTGCCATTAGCAAATTGCCTGTAATCAAACAGACGCCTGCTACAATACGAATAGCACTTTTAGCAAGACTGACATAAAAATGTCCCTTACTTGGATCTTTTGGTTGGACTTGCAACTTGTTTCTTCCCTTCACTAACATTATATTTAGGCAGATTAACTTGTGCCCCTTGATTATCTTGCATAGACATATCATACATCATCTGATTTTTAACAGACACTGTGTGAAAATACAATCCAAAGATTGCCCTAATTGGCCAAGATACTAATACAAGTAAGAATGCCAATAAAATACCTACGCCCAAACAAATATGGATATAGGTGTTGAAAGTTAATTCAAGTAGCATACGCCAGAAACCGTATACACTGACATCACTTAATTTTTCTTCTAAATTAGTTTCATCAAAACGTCGAATATGCTCAGTTAAGTTTTTTCGAAGCTGACTATAATGATTGTGAAGAATGTCTAAGATTCCACGATAAATGTGTGCTAACATACTGACCTTTCATATTAAAAGTATACACTATAATATTAAATGATATTGCAAGTTATGTCAAAACACAATTTTATCAAAGGTCTCCGTCTTTTCTATTTTCGGAATAGTATGCGTCAAACTTACCGCCTGGATAGCGTGATTCCAATTTTCGAACGTTTTCGGCAATAACTTCATTAGGATCAAGATTTAATGCTCGGCAAGCATTGATCCAGTACCACATGACGTCACCTAGTTCACGTTTCATATGAAATACTTCATCATCGCCAAGTGGTTTACCTTGAAAGACAATTTTCTTAGGAACTTCAATAAATTCTCCAGCTTCAGCTGCCAGTCCAAAACATGCAGTAATTAACAACGGCACATTAATATCAGGACCGTGTGTATCTGTTTTAGAATCAAAATTGCCGTCTAGCTCATCACATCGATTCATAAATGTGGTCAAATCATTACTGGCTGTGCTAGTAACTGCTTCTACGAATTGTTTATATTTGTTTAGATCTATATTCATATTATGTTTGGAAATTCATTGCCCCAACTTTGACTCTATAATCATCAGTCTCAGGTTCTTCATTGCTCACTACTAAGACGCCTTCCGTGTCTATCATATGTAGAGTTATCTCAGTGCCATCTTCTTCTTCATATTTTATACCGCGTGTCCAACGACCATGTTGCATCAATAGCCACTGACCTACTTTGATATCTTTTTGTTCTTCCCCTACAAACTTGACTTGACACCATCTTGGATGTAGACCACTGCTCTTACCATCATCAGAAGTTAAAACAATACCAGTTTTAGTCTTACCCTCACCAAAATTCATATTGGTGACCATTACCTTGTTATGCAAAGGACGCAATTTACCTTTAACAGTCATTTACTGCTCCTGAGGTTTATTTTTTTTATTTTTGGACAATATTTTTTGTGCTTCTTCAGGAGTAATTTCTGGTTCAGGACCAAAGTCTTCAGTAAATTCCTCAATATGAGCATTTTCTTTAATGGTTCGTTCTTGAACAATGTCGTCCCTTGTTCTAACAATGGTACCATTAGGGTCAATTTGATCCCCACGTGCATTGACTTTCATATTGCCTATAGCTGGGGTCAATTCATTTGCTAAACGTAATGCATCAAAATCAATCATTTTTCCCTGCATAGTTTTATAAATTTTTCGTTCACTCATAAAAGTGTCTCCTTTTTAATTTTATTTTAGAAATTCATTAATATCTAAATTATATTTAATGCTGTCAACCTTATGAACACCTATCAAATATAGTATATAACTTGCTACACTAGAACCTCTACCAACACCCCAAACTACATTATTAGACCTTAATGTATCTACTAGGTATTTCATGAAATGTAGCAGTTCTACCATGCCATGCTTAATATATAGTTCAAGCTCTTTATCTACCCTTGCTCTTTTCTCATCGTTATCACACTTGGCAAACAGCATTTCAAAAAGATTTGGACAGTATTCTTCTGGCATAAACCACTCAGTTTGATTTTGTTTATCAAACTCGATTAAATCAATAGTAATCTCTTTTCCAGCCTGTATGTTTACATTTATGCCACAGCGATTTGCAGACTCGTTAAACAGATTAACGACATCGAGGCTTTCAAAGTTTATTTTGGAAATATCTAAATTAGGATTTTGTAGCATTAAGTCTAGAACTTCCTGCTCATTCCTAAAAACTTGTCCATATTGATTACTGTGCATTACAGTATTATATATGAATTTACAAAAATGTCAACCAATATTGATCAAACCATCAAATTCATCACCTAGGTCTGTTTTGTGGTTTTGTCGTTTGTGTTCTCTTGCTGATTGTTCGCTTTTGTAATCTTCTAACAGCATCAATACTTGCGTTGACGCTGAAGGGCTAACCTGTAGTACCACAAAGTACTTTTTGGTTAGCTCTTTTATTTTATCTTCAATCTCACTGTCAGTAAGATTTTCAAGGTTTACTTGTAAAGGATGCATTAAGCCTGCTGTTTGAACATGTCAACTAGTGATACGTAAGTGTTTACACCGCCATCAGGTGTTGCAACTTTGAATAGATATGTTTGTAATCTATTTGAACCGTCTAATCTAGTACAATCTACATACTCGTTATTCCCAAATCCTGCACCTAAATGCATGATCTTAGTTGGAGTTCCTAAACTGTTATTAATAACACCTGTTTGGAATCTAATTTGTTTGGTACCGCTTGAAGAAACAACTTCAATAAACATTTCAGAATAGCAACCTACGGGCCAGTTGTCAATTTGGAAAATGTTTGTGTTATTACCTAAGCTGTATCGTCTGTATTGAAACTCACTAAAAGAAATAACACTGGTTGCGGCAGCAGACGTTAGTGCTGTGTTGCTTACGATACCAGAATTTTTTAAAATCACATTGCTTAGGGTGTTATTACCCATGTCATTATTCTGTGTTTTATCAACAGCATTATTGTTTAGATAAGTGATTTCACTTTGTGCTGTACCTAATGCAGTTTTGACTCTGGCAAAGTTATCTCTAAAACCTTGTGAATCATTATCCTGCCCTGCGGCTGGAAAGTTTTCGTTAATTGTTGTGTAAACAATGGCGCTTGAGCTCATATAATTTCCCTGTTAATAAACTTTATATATTTATCCCCAGTTTCACCTAGAGGATTTTGAATTACTATCCTGTCAATTTTGAAGTTCAACGTTTTAAAATCAAACTTACTTCTTTCAATTAGTCGCAGTATTTTTGCACTTTCTCCAGGTTTGACATAGCAAATTGGTATTGCTTTGACAAATCCAACTGGATTTCCTGTACCATCTTGACTAGTATTCATCCATAGTGGACGATATTTAACGTCAAATCCTATTTTATTTCTAGCAAGTAAGAAATCATCAACTAATGAAACTCTTTCAGCAACTAATCCCCAATCTTCAAGATCAGAACTTGAACCTATGATACCACCCCAATCTTCATAAGTTGGAGTTACTAAAACACTGTCAGATTTTTCAAGCATGACATTTTTCAACGCATCTTGCATGAGCGTAATACTACTTGGGTATATAGTATCCAATCCTGTATCAGTTGCAACTATACCAGTATCGTCAACTCTAATTTTGCTGTAATCAACAGTAAGCGGATCATAATCAAATGACAGTTTAATTTTGTCAGACACACTTACATTATTGATTTCATATGGATCGTTGATTTCTACGTATATAACTTCATACTCTAAATTGTCTTCGTTTTTTGCAATGGCAACTTTTATGTCACCAAAGTATAACGGTCTGTCATAATAGTTTCTTTGAACAGCACTGACGTAATTATCAGATTTAGTATTTTCAATACCGCCAAGAAGAAGCATTTTAGGAACACGTTGAATTCCAAAGTTTGGATCTTCTGATCTATATAAACTATCAGATAAGAAAATGTCAGTATTGGTGATAAAATTAAAATATCTATCTCTACTTTCTTTTCCTAAAAATGGTTGTAGGTATATGTTAGTTAATGATGTTGTAGTACTGCTTTCATAATTAATAGTAAAATCTTTTTCTAAAGAACTAACATTTTGTGTATCTCTAGCTCTAATTCTAAATCTTAGAAGTTTGTCTATAGAAGTACCATCATCATTTATACCATGAATACTAAATTTTGCCACACCATAACTGTTAACGTCAATAGTTGTAGCAACACGTTTGCTATAAGCAAAACTGTTCCAATTAGTTAATTCTTGATACCAATTGCCAGTAGATCTGTATTGATTTATACAAATATATAAAGAATTATTAAAAGTGACTACATCGTTAGCCACGTACAACACATTAGGACTGTAATAACCTTTAAATGTGTTTCCAGTAGTTGGAGTAATCTTACCAATAATATCACCACTAAGACCAATTGAAATATCTGTAGGAAGATTATCTAATGTTTTTAAATTAACTGTGATCTTTTGATCTAACCCATTATATAATGCATTATATTTGAACCAAACATCATACTGTAAATTTGTAACTGGTACAATAGCAGTGGCTGGTTTAAAGAAAACATTTGGATCAAACGCAGTTTTAACATCAATAGATAATCTTTGTACTATTTTCCAAACGCCATTAATTTTTCTAAGCACTTTATAAGTACCAACATCGTTAAGTACTTTATAATTTCCGTTGACACCTTCACTGTTATTTGGCATTGTGGTAACAACAGACATAACAACTGGTACCCAACGACCCTGTAGACCAAAGTATCTAAATTCTAAAACACCAAAACTACTTTCAGAAAGATCTAGCCAGTATGAACTACCTGTAGGATTACTTGGTTTTACGGTTGTGATATTTACAAGGTCCCAAGTTAGTGTGCCAGCATTGTATTTTTCAATACCAAACTGAATTTTAGTATAGTCTAAAATTACAGCAAATGCATCCTGTCCAGCATTAATTTGTCTAGTCAAATTTGTGTAAGCATCATATTCTGTAAAATAAGAGTTTATGATTTGACGATCCCATTCCTTTGTGTCAGCATTAAATTTTTTTAATGCTAAGAATAAGCCATCTTTTTTAGTGTTAGTATAAACTAACTCAATTTTACTAGTTTCATTAAATGGAGGAATAAAAATATAATATCCATTAGATTTTTCTTGTGCCGCCTGTCCTACGACACCTGTGCTGTGTCGAAGACCACTATTATAATATGTACCGTCAATGTTTTTAAAACCTACTGTAAAATTATCTAGGTCTACGTTAATCTTATAGCTTTGACCTTTTTCTAAAATTAATATAGGATTGATACCGTAATTTTCAATTAGGATATTTCCACGATATTCGCTGATGTTTAACTCAGTGTAATTTACTCTAGACGTTTTACCATAGCCAGGAACAAGATCGTATACTACAGATGCAGACGGTAGTGTAGACTCAGCTTCAATTTTTAATAAACTTTGCTCGTTTGGTCGTAAGTTGCCAACAAGTGTTGGAGTAATAAAATTAATGTCACCTTGTATATTTCCTTCTACAGTCAATTGAAATTGTTTGAACGCATTTGCTACTTCAACATCGTCTAAAATTCTTTGTATTTGTACAGTAAAAGTATAAGTTTTTGTTACACTTGGTTGGTATGGAATAAATCCGTTGATTTCTCCACCAACAGGATCTAATTTTAAATAGTTCTCTTCTGGGTTAATTGTTCCACCACTTGTATACGCATTAAAAAATGTTCCCACAATTGGGTTTACTAATACTACATCAGAATATAACGCAACTTGTGTTTCATTAATTACTTTAACATAATATACGTCATCGTTAAGCTCAGTAGTTCCACCAACATTTGATATTCTAACTCGGTCACTGTCGTTAAAAGTATGTCGTTGCGCTACTGTTAATAAAACAGGGGAATCTAAATCAATATTAGTTATACTGTGAGCAATCTGATTGCGCTCATTATTTCTTGGACCAAACTCGCTTGGAGTTCCGTCAAAATTAAAATCCAGTAATCCAAAATATAATTTTCCTACAGTAGGAGTTGGATCAAATATTTCTAAATCATATATGTAATTGTTATTGCCTTTTACAATAGGCAGTGTATTTGGAGTAATCCAAATTGGCGGCTGAATGTATGTTCTACTTGTGTCAAAATCAACTGTGTCTGAAAATATAAATGTAGTATCAACACGTAGAGAGTTTTCACTTTTTACAAAAATAGTATAAATTTTAGTATCTGTCAACTCACCATTAGCAACTGTTAAAGAAAACTTATAAGTCTTAGATATGATTCTAGATCCTGCTGTTGGAGCACCAAAACTTATTGCAGGAGCTGTTTGATATCCACTACCAGGATTAGCAATGTCAATGTCAACAACCGTTCCGTTAGTAACTCTTGAAATAAGAGCACCATCTAAACCTAACTGTAACTGACATGTTGCACTGGCTCCACTACCTGTATTTTGATCTTTGAATATAATTGTTGGAGCAACATCATATCCAGTTCCTGGATTTGTTATAACAATGTTAGTAACAGCACCGTTTGATATTTCAGCATATCCTGTTGCAGTGATACCGCCAATAGTTAAACTATTACTAAACACTACAGTTGGCGCACTAGTATAACCACTACCTCCATCAGTAATAACAATAGAGCTAAAATCTACACTGCCGCCAACAATAATTTTTGGATCTAGCAAATAGCCATTTCCGCCATAGGTCACCGATACGGATTGTATTTTTCCATTTGCAACTGTTGTTGTGCCTCTAGCTGGTTCAATTGGAGTACCATAGTCATACGGATTGATGTCATAAAAATCTCTATCATATGTTCCTTGAACAACTTTAAAATCTAGTTCTAGATCATCATCAATTGTTCCGTATAATAGACCTTCTTCTGATAATTTAAGTCCAGGAGGAAGTTCGCCTTTATTTTCTTCTAAATAAAATTTTAATTTTTGTCCAGGGGGTACACTACTTGCTACTGCATCAAATTGAAAATTAACAATAGATTTATTTAAAACAAAATTTTCTCTATTCAATCCAACGGATATAGTTCCAGGAAGAGTCAACAGTCTTGGCTGTGCATTACTAATAATCGTAATGTTAAAAGTTCTATCTTGTATATAGACTTTGCCATCAACATCTACAATGCTTGCTCTAACAACAAAATCATAAGTTTTTGTAATTCCGCTGTCAAGTGGAACTCCTGTAATAGTTTTAGTTATTGAATCAAGTTTTAATCCATTAGGCAAAGTTTTAGAAATAATTTTTACTTCGTTGGCATTTGCCACTTCCAACACAATTGGAGTGATAGATTGACTTTGTTCAAAACTTCCTAAACTTCCAGAAGATGTAATCCAAATAGGTTTTACGGTCATAGTTTACGCCACATGAGCAATTCGCCACCAACTGTTGTTCAAGAACAAGAACGTTGTTGAACCGTTAGGATCAGAAGCGGGAATGTTTACTGTTCTAGTGGATCCATTAATGTTACCACTTAATAACAAGTATCTAGGTCTTGTATCTAAGGCATTACCGTATGTACCACGGCTAGCCATAATAATTGTTTTTATCTGTCCTGGACTACCATTAGCCAAAGATGCATAAGCTAGTCCTGCTGAATCGTCAACCCAGTTAGCAGTTCTAATAAAAGTTGTTGCTGTTACTAACGTAATATCTTGTTCTAATGTATTAGGAGGAAACTCCATTGTATCAGAACCGTTAAGGAATAGTCTACTATTAACTAGTTTTAAATCGCTCCCACTTACTACAACTGACCCACCTAAATCTCCAGGAACTAGATTTAAATCACTACCATTTACAGTTTGTGTATCAGCATTTCCGTCTATCTTAACATTACCACCTTTTATAAATCCACCCGAACTTGTTACGTTTCCTGTAACTGGTAAGTTTCCACTAATGCTAATTCCAGAAATTGTACTTTTTAAATTGATCTGAACACCAGTACCAGTTGTTGCCGTAGCAATATTTGAACTACCAGCGACTGTGAAAATTGCACTACGTTGTACATTTAATGTTCCACCAGTATCTCCAGACACTGGTAATTCTTGAAACGTCTCATTAAATAGACCTGTAATTTCATCGTCAACATATTTTTTAGTTGAAGCATCACTGTCTGCGGTTGGAGCCGCAATTGAAAGATTCGTTATCTTTTTGCCACTTACATCAACACTTGTTCCTGGTTGTAAAATAATGCTAGTACCAGCACTAGATGCTATGGTTTGATTTCCTACTCCATTTAAGGTTATAAATCCAGCAACAACAGTTCCTGTTGTGGTAATGTTTGCTGTTGAGTTTATCTCAGAATTAGTAGAAACTGGGCTTGTTACAGTTATTACACTATCAGCACTATTCTTTGTTAGTGTAGTAACATAGGCAGTTTTAAGAAATACTTCACCAGTGCTATTTCTTCTTACCAATGTGTCATTAACACTTGACACTGCATCTGACAATGTAAATAAACCTAATGTTTCGTTATATGAAAGAGCACTGCCAGGACTAACACTAATGGTTTCACGAACTTTTGTATCATTAAACCATTGATTTGTAACTTCGCCAGTGATACTAAGACCAGTTTGTGCATTCACTACTTGGCTGTCAAATGTTATTGTTAGAGTTACTGTTCTGTCGTTATTAGGAACAGGGGTTGAACCACCAGTTAAGGCAATATTAGTAATAACAGCATTGAGGAAATTGTTCTAGCAGTTTCTAATGCAGTTGCAGTGTCAGCATTACCAATTAAACTACCAGTTACTGTGGCATCAAAACTGTTTGTAAATTCAATACCATCACTTGTTGATTTTACTCGTAAAAGTTTACCAGCATGGGTAGCGTAGCTGTCTGGAACGTCAGTTAAATTTAATAAAGTTGTACCACCTCCACCTCCACCGCCACCTGGGGTGGCCCATGTCAGTAGGTTGGTTCCTAATTGAACAGTCAGTACCTCACCAGGAGCACCAATCACCTTTGGAAAACTATAACCAGTAAAACCAGGACCAGTTGCGGCGCCTTCAGCTAAGAGAGGATCATAATCACCATAAAAGTTGATATAGTTTCCTGAAGATTCATTAGTAATAATTAAATCATAAGGTCTTGGGCCAGTGACCCCAGGACTAATTTCTATAATTCTTGTACCAATTTTAGCAATATCAATGTCAATACCAGTAATACTTACTCTATCATTACCACGTGCAATAATTACATCTCGCATCTCACCTACAGCATCGCCATGTCTAACTCTAGCAACAAATGAACTATGTTCAGGATTTGGTCCCTCAACACCGTCACTATAAGATAGCACACCAATATGTCCATGTAGTACATATTCTGGCTGTGTTGGTGGATTTAAAGGATCGTATGTTAACGGATCTGTTACATCTATTTCATTAATTGATTCAAATCTAATACCTGGACCTAGCGGTAACGAATTACTTCCATTTTTACTGTACGACTGTAAACGAATTGGTTCAGAAAACCCATTTGGTTGTTGCTCCATTGAAAAAGTTGCGCCAACGGGACCATCGCTTAATACAGGTGCAACTCCATCAGCTTGATCGCCACCATGGAATCTACCAATCACTTTAAACGGCATAGTGCTAGTAGGAATTAGTGATCCTGTTATTTCTATTCTACCTTGACCAGTAATAGCATTACCATCCAATGCTAGCCCACCAGTAATTAGTGACCCAGTCATTCCCCCACTGAATGTACCAAAATGCGTACCAGTTATTGTTTGTGTGTCAGAATCAACTATGACTATTTCAGGATAATTAGGATCTAATGGATCAACAACTTTCAAAGCCACATTGCCGTAATGTGTGCCAGTACTATTACCAGTAAGGTTACCAGTGAAAGCTCCACTTGTTGCTGTAAATCCTGGAGCAGTTATAATATTGTTAGTAAGAATAGTAGTTGCAGTAACTGCCTGTAAACTTGAAGATCCACGTACGGTTAATGAACCATTAACAGTAGCAGATGCTGGAAATACTCCAGGAGTTACTATTCTTCCAACAGTTAAGTAATCAGAGGTAATATCACCAATAATACTAATGTTACCTAAACCAACAACATTGCTTCCGTTCAAATCTAAATTACCACCTAATAAAGGTAGTGTATCTTGTACCAGAGTAAATTGACCATCAATAGTTAATATATTAGCATTCAAACTGGTAGTCACACCGCCAGTTCCATTGAATCTAAACGTTGCTCCAGGACTGGTAGTAGTAAATTGTCCACTGTTGTCGTCGGATATTAATGTAGTAATAGATGCAGGAACACTAAAATTACTAGCGATTGTAATAACATTGCCAGATTGATTTACAGTTATACCTGAACTGACATCACCAGCAATTGTTCTAAAGTTAAGAGTCTCATTAGTTTTGCCAGCGTAAACCTGCCCACTGCCACCACCTAAATTAGCGCCTACGTTAGTCTCTCCACCTATAGTTGCAAGTAATTGAAAATTATCATTTACTTTTAAAAACGCAGTGCGTAAATCATCGCCAGTACCATCATTTGCGTTAGAACCAATGTTTATGTATTGAATGCTCATTTTTCGTTCCTGTTTATCTTATTTATTTTAGGATATCTTACAATCTTCCAACAACCACTTCAATGACACCTTCAACACCATCAAAGTCTTCTAACGCTTTTCCAATAATTGTTCCAATTTTTGGATCGTGTGTTGGACGAGCATAACCACCTCCGGCACTAACCATTAGGTCGCCTTTACTAATCTTACCACGTACTTTACATGGAACACGCCCTTGTAGTGCAAGTGCTACAACATTTTCACCTTGTAGTTCAGTATTCATTAAATGTGCTGGTCTTGTTGATACAACCCCTGCTACCTTTCTAGTTTCATCTTGTGCAACAGTAACTTCGTGAGCGCCACCAAATTCAAGTACAGTACCAGGCTCATATGCAAAGTCAGCTTGATAATTTTCAGCTAAGTCAGCATAGTTGGCACTGGTTGCTTTACCTTCAAAAGTAGTAGCCTTTATTACTCCGTTAATACGTAACGGAACTGAAGTGCTACTTGCACTGTCACTTGCTGGATAATCAGTAGTTCCTAAACGCAAGTTAGTTGCATTTGTAGCCAACCCATTTAACGGACCATTAAACTGACTTGCATTAATTTGACCATCACTAGTTCTTCTTACAAGACTGTTGTTTACAGTACCACTTTCTGCTAGCACACTGACAGTAACTTGTTGACTTCCATTAAAGTTTACATTATTTGCGCCATTTCTAAGAGCAATATCTCCACCTGCAACCAACGCAAATTGTAATGCTCCAGAACTTCCAGCAAATGTAGCAGTTCCATTAAATGTTGCTCCACTACCTTGTGTTGTCGGGGCACTAGCACTACCAAATGTTGCACCTTCAAATACGTCACCATAGTGATTCTTAGAGAATACGTTTCTAAATCTTAATGAGCTTGTACCAATGTCTAACTTGTCAGTGAGGCCGGCGCCAACACCAATAATTGGAGTAATATTTGCATCACCTGCTGGCAATCCCCCAGCATCAGTCATGACTATTTTACCAATCATTGATCCGCCACGTCTTAATAGCGCACCAAACGATGCACTACCATTCCAGTTGGTAGCAAGTAATGGATTTAGTGGATTGCCACTATCAACTTGTTTACCACCTAAAATGTCATCACTAATAAGAACTTGAACAGTTGCGGCACTCAATCCTAGTAATTGTTTTAAATCTGTTACCGGGACTTCAGTAATAGGGCCAACTGAAGTTTCACCTTCAGTAACATTGTATCTTCCTAGTATTCGATAATTAGTGATCTGTTGCATTCTATCTAAACGAACACCAGTATTTTTACTTTCTGACTGACGTAGTTTAATTAAACCATTATCACTGATAAATTCAGTAGCATTAAATGACGATATACCAAAATCACCAACACCAGGTACAGCGCCTTCAGTAACTGAATTTGCTCGACTCAACAATAATTTAGTTTGTTGAATTGCGGCATTAGGAGCAATGTTGCTATCAATAATAGCATTGTCTTTAATATTAACAGCAATTGTATTAGCACTTCTTACAAACGAAATATCACTACTTGAATCAACTGCCACGTTGACCATAGCACCTTTACTTCCTGCTGGTACAGTACCTGTGAATACTAATAAATCACCACTTGCAGGAACATTGGTTATAGTTACGTCAGCAATTTCGCCAATAAAGTTTTTAGTATTAAAATAATTTAAAGTTACTAAATCTGTATTTTGTGTTGGATCAGCAGAGCCAGTTACCTTGTTACCATTTAAATCAATATTTCTTAGAGTAGCAGTAATACCTGCGGTAGCTGTTGCGCCTGATCCTGGTTGTAAAACAGCAGTAATAATTGCAGTCACAGTAGGTGAACCACCGCCAGATTGCGCAATAGTTGGTGCAAGTGTATAGCCCGCACCTGCATTAGTAATTACAATGCTACTAATAATTTGATTTGATCCGCTTCCTTGCATAACAGCATAACCAGTAGCTCTAATACCACCAGTTGGAGGAGCACTAAAGGTCAATGTTGGGGCACTGCTATACCCTGATCCAGAACTGTTTACGTTTACATTTGACACACTGCCGCCAATAATAATCATTGGGGCTTCAGTGTAACCATACCCGCCACTGTCAACAATAATGTTGTTAACACTTCTTGCACCACTTCCAGCAGTAAGAACTGCTCTTGCGGCAGCACCAGTACCACTAGTAGAGTAAATTACAACCACTGGTGGAACAAGATAACCGCCACCGTTGTTTACCATACTGATACTAGATACAGTATTTCTTATAGTAGTATTAGAAAGTGTGAATCCAGTCCAACCTGTTCTTACACCGCCTGTGGCAATGGTCTGATCAACATAAGCTCTATTGGCAGCATCTGTCAACTCAGTTGGAGCTTTCAGACTTACTATCTTATTATTGTTAAGATCAATTCCGCCCTTATTATTTGGAACACCGCCAACTGAAGTGTTGTCGGTTATCATAGTAAATGCTAATACATTTGTTCTACTGCCAGTTGTTTCAATTTCATAAGAACCATCATAATTAATAGTTCCGCCTGCAAATACATTATCTACATATTTTCTATTGACAGCACCGTCATTGTTTGGACTGTTTACTATACGTTCAACACTGTTTAAACCAATGTCTAAATCGCCAACCATAATGCTCTCACCGTCAAGTCTTAATAGACCTCGTTGTGGAGTATCAGTGTTATCAATTGTAAAGCGACCATCAATCAAGTTATTGATGTAGGTCTTCATTGCTTTCTGTGTTGAAACAATGTTATCACTGTTGTCGTCTAATTTAGAATCAGTTGAGAATTGGTTAACAGTTGCACCAGTTAAGAAACTTAAACTTGTAACAGCACTTAGACCAATCTTAGCACTAATACTAACAGAGCCGTCGCCTTGGTTAACGTTAAAGAAACTACCTACTCTAAAGTTACCATTTTGATCAGTGGACACGTGGAACACACGACCTGTTCCAACTTCTGTGGCAATTGCACTATCAGATGGTGTATTAACTGGTTGACCATAAACGTTGTTAGGATAGTTAGAATCATCATAACCACCTGCACCAACGTTTAAGAAATCATGTCCAGTTGCACGTACTGTTGAGAATGTAGTAGTAATACCAATTACATCTCCAGCTAAGTGTCTAAGGTCTAGTGGGGTGTTTAGGTCAAATAAGAAGTCACTGCCTGGACCAGTAATAGTAATCTCTGTACCAGCAGGAATCGCTTGTGTGACTGGAGCACTAATTCTAGCTCTATAGCCAATTGTATTTTGATTTTCGTCAAACAACTGCGTTACAGTTCTAATAAATGTATCTTCAGTTACGCCACCTACTCCTGCTCTAGGAATTCCTATACCAGTTAATACTGCACCATATTGTAGTGATGTTGCAGTTGGTGGGAAGTCAATTGCTTGTAGTGTGTCCAACACTTGTGGTTGAACAATAACATGAGGGCCAGTAGCACCAAATTGAATTATTGCTACAATTTGATCCATTAAGGCTTGTAAAGCAGTTGCCGCTCCAGCTTCAGCTACAATGCCACTGTCAATATCTTGTGCAACGTAATCTATACTTAAAGGATCTTGGTAACTTCTTCTAATACCTAAATTTCTAACAGGAGCAACTGAAGTACCGTTCTGTAGAACATTGGTTATAATGTTCATTAATTCTTGAACTCGTACGTTGTCGACCCCAGCAACTCCAGGAGTTCCAGCAGTGTTTTGCGTTGATGTATTTCCAGCTGTTGCAGTCACAGTTGTTTCTAAAACAATCTGTTGAACAACAGTTGATGCTCTATTAACGGCAGCAATGGTTTGTGTTTTTTGATTAGACAACACATATTGTGAACTTGTTGAACCGTCATAATATGCTAGAGCAGCCGTTCTAGTTGCTACGTTACCACCATATTCTAAGTCATAGGCAACAGCATCAAGAATTAAACCAACGTCTCTACGGCAAGTAGTTTGATTAAATTGTAAAGATGGGTATGTTTGTGCTAAAAATGCAATAACTTCATCTTGTACAAATAATTTATTTGCTTGTATTTGTGCAACACCATTTAAATTGCTTCCACGATATGGTAGTTGTAGTTGTGGTATAGTTGCACCACTGTATTGATTCAGTGCAGTAATTGCCGCAGTGGTGGCAAAATTAATTGCATCAATAGTTTCTATTTTTTGCTGACTCAATACAAGAGCCGCACTTGGATTACCTTGCTGATAATAACTAATACCAGCGGCACGACTTCTTACGTTACCACCATAGGTCAAGTCATAAAGAACGGCATCAATAATGTACCCAACGTCACGGAAGCATGTGTTGATGTTATATTGGAAGTTAGGATAAATTGTGGCCAAATAATCAATAACTTCAGATTGTATCCAAATTTTGTTATCTGATACTTTTTGTACAGCATTGGTGTTGAGACCACTTAATGGATTTATTGTTGTAGTAACAGCGTATTTGTCTTGAGTAATGCCGCCATCAGATGTCTTACCTAAAATACGGTATATACTTGGATCATAATTTAAAGTAACGTCCCATATGCCATCAACGATGGTAGTCTGACCAGTTGCCTCTTGATTTTGCATGTTAACTGTTAGAGGAGTATCTAATGTCACAGCCCATCTGTT